ACGATATTCAAGTGTTCGATGGTGCTACGTGGACCTCTATCGCCTCGGCAGAAGGTTACGCTGGTGTAGGTGCAGGCGATGAACTGAAATGGACTGGGTGTATGCTTGGCTCAATCCCTGTCATTAATAACCCGCAGGCACAGCCAGAAGTCTGGGTCCCGCAATCACCGGGTCAGATATTAACACCGCTACAGTGGGATGCTGCAAACACATGGCAGGACAAAGGCTTTAGCTTTAAAGTTATACGCTCGCACAAGAATTTTCTATTCGCTCTCAATTTAACAGAGGGCGCTACAGAGCTACCAAACTCATACAGATGGTCTACCGCTGCTGATATCAATGGCCTGCCATTTACGTGGGACGAAACTGATTTATCAGCTCTGGCTGGCAAGGCTCAGATTGGTGGTGATGCGGGTACGATTATTGACGGGCTATCCCTGCGTGACGCTTTCGCTATCTACTCCGAGAACGCCATAACCATGCTTGACTTTACGGGCGACGAGTTCGTATGGAAAGCGCGTGAGCTATCATCAACCATTGGTCTACTAGCCAAGGATTGTGTGACAGAGGTTAAGGGTACGCATTTCTTCCTGTCTGATGGTGACATCGTCAGGAATGATGGCAACAAGATTGATTCAATTATCCACAACAGACTGCGCAGAAGGCTGGCGAGTGGTATCAGTGAGGCCACGTTTACCAACTCATTTACGGTCAGAAATAACGCACTGAAAGAGGTGTGGTTTTGCGTACCTGAAGAGGATTCAATCTGTCCAAACGTAGCGTATGTCTACAACTGGAAGGATGACTCGTGGGCTATACGTGACCTTCCCGAAGCCGGTGTAGCTTTCGCAGCTTACGGTTCACAGGCCGAGGCAACTACAACGTGGGACGCTTGGGATGGCAGCTGGGAGGAGCAACAGGGCGTGTGGGGTTCCAGACAGATTACCCCTCTCGACGACACAGTCATTGGTGTTGACAGCACAACGTCATCACTAATAGAGCTTGACCCTGCACTGCCAGCAACAGACTTAGGTACAGTCATCGAGCGTACCGACTTCCCGCTGGAGGGTCATCGTCAGGTCACAACAATCACAAGGCTATATCCCCACATAGAGGGCGCAGGTATGCTAGACATTCAGGTTGGCTCGCAGGATTATGCGGGCGCACCAATCAGGTGGCAGCCACCACAAAGATTCACGCCGGGAGTGGACAGAAAACTTGATGTTAGAACAACGGGCGAGCTGCACTGCTGGAGATTGTTATCAGTTGGCACTATCTCCTTTGATTTTAGCGGTATGAACGTAGAATACTCTAGAGGCGGGTTAAGATAATGTCTAGTATTAGTAATGAGCAGCCACCTGTAGACTTAGAGGTCACTCTTCGAGAGTACCTTTCAAGACGGTTCGTGGAGATTAACATAGCCCTGTCCAAGTCACAGAAGTTTCCTCCAATCTACGTACTGCCTGCCAAGCCGCAGGACGGTAACGTGGAATATTTTGGGCAGACAATTGGTACAACTATCACCTCGGTAGGTTTCTGGGGTTATGAGAATGGGGTTTGGGTAAAATTATGAGTACAATCGTCGCGTTAGTGCCGAGAACAATGATTGAGTATGTCTGGGATGAGTGCATTCCATTTCTGGAAATGGTGCTTGCTAAAGCGCCTCAAGACATAGGGCTTGACAGAGTGTATAATAGGTGCCTATCAGGTGACACTATGCTTGTAGTCATACTTGATGGCTCTGAGATTATTGCCGTTAACACGATGGAAGTGCGGGAGCTGGACTCCGGTAACAAAATCTTGTTCTTGCCGATTATCGGTGGTAGCAGGACTGAAGAATGGCAGGACCGATTTATTGATTTAGCCCACGAGATTGCGCGACATCACGATTGTATCGAACTGAGGGGCATGGCTGTTAGAAAGGCATGGCTTAGAAAATTATCACGTTACGGATTTGAAGAACACTTCGTAACATTAAAATGCAAAGTGAAGGAGTAACCTATGGGTGGTTCAGCGAGCGGCAGTAAGAGCAAGAGCAAGTCAAGTTTTCAAGACAAGGTTTGGGGAGGTCAGTCAGGCGCACTGCAAGACTTGTACGGTAACGCGCAGGACTTATTCAATCAAACAAACACCGGTATGCAGGGCCTGCAGCCCGGTGCTACACAGAATATGCAGGACACGTACAATCAGGTCAGCCCCGCTTACCAAGAGCAGTTACAGGGTGGAGCCTACAGGGACATGGGATTGCAGAACCAGTTAATGAGTTCACTCAACCAGTCCATGAACCAGCCCTCCGCTATGTCGCAGATAAACGCGATGGTAATGGGCGGAGAAGGCAATAACTACGCCGACGCAATGAAACAGAGCTACATTTCTGATGCCAACAGGGCGCAGGAGAAGATGCTGGCCAATATGGACGCACGAGCAGCGGCAAGTGGAATGTCTGGTGGTTCACGTCACGGGATAGCTACAGGTCTAGGTATGGAAAGTATCAATGACCAGTTGCAGAAAAACCTAGCCCAAACAGGCTACAGCACATTTGATAAAGACCTTCAGCGCAAACTAGATATTGCGCAACAGGCCGACCAAGGCAACCTCGCACGACAACAAATGATGTCCGGTATGATTGGGCAACAGAATCAATCTCAACAGAGCGCTATTCAGGGTGGACAGAACATGCAGAACATTAACATGGGGCAGTACGCTCCACAGATGATGCCGTGGGATGCGATGTCACAATACAGCAACGTGATTGGTAGACCGACAATCTTAGGCTCCGGGTCACAGTCCGGTAGCTCTGGCAGCCTGTCTGCTAGTGGGGGTAAGTAATGGAGAGGGAAAAGAATTATTTCGACTACAAAAATAACGGTATGAGCCTTGGCGGTGAGATGCCTTATGGCGTTATGGCTTCGGATATGAACCAGCCACAGCCTTATGGCATGATGGCCCCGCAGGAGTCTTATGGTGTTATGGCCCCGCAGCAGCCTTATGGCGGCATGGACATGAGCCAGCCTTATGGTGGTGGCAGTATTCTACCAGCGGGAATGATGGACTTTGCCAAGACAGGTGAGATGGACACGAGTACGTTTGAACCAACTGATGACTCACCACTGCCTAACTTTGACAAGTACAGGGATAGAGGTCTTGAGGCTGGAAAAATGTACAGAGACGTATCTGGCGATGGCATGAATATCGCGCAGATGAGGCAGTTGTCTCAGCGTGGTCAGCCTAAGTATCAAGATTTCATGGGTGGGGGCAGTGGCTACCAAGGACTACCTTACGGCTTATTAGGAGGATAAATTATGGGTCCTACAGACTACCAAAGGCGTTCCCCTGAGTATGCGCAGTATTACTATGCTAGGGCCGCGAAAGATAATGAGCGGGCGTATGAGCAGCAGCAACGAGATGAGTTAGCTAAATGGGCCAAGACCAGCGGCTACCTCGGAAATGAGGGTCAACAGGGGTTGCCATCAGCCAACCCTGCCCTGCAAACTCAACCCGGCACAGGTGTTTACGCCGAGAATTTTGACCCACAGCGCCGGGAGATGATGCTTCGCAACAGGGCTCTGCTTATGAGTGGCAACAAGGCCTTGCAGGAGCAAGGTATGAACCAGATGGGCTCGATGCAGACTTCACGCAATACAGGCATTAATACCATCGACCTAGAACGGTGGAAGAAAGATAATATCCCTGAAAAACCAACGAACCCTTACGCTAATGTTTATACAGGCTCTGACAACCGCAAGTACGGCACGAACCTGAACACCGGCTTAATAGAAAGGTTGCCGGGTGACGGCGCACCTGTTCGTGAAGGAAGCTCAACCCAACTAAGCATAGGCGCTGATGGCGCTATCAGCTTCTTCGATGGCACGGGAAGCCCAGCCCCTATGGGTAAGCCGACAACTAATCTTGTTGAAAAAGATGCGTATGACGCTGTCAAATCCCTTGACAGGCTTGACAACTTAAATACCGGTTTTGATGAGCAGTTCCTCACCTATGAGGGGAAGATTGGTGCTTGGGGGCTAGATAAGGCTGCTAAGCTCGGAATAGGTCTGTCAGAGGAACAGGAGTCATACCTCATTAAGTACAGTGAGTTTAAAGCAGATGCTGTAGACAATATGGCTAAATACATTCAAAGTATCTCTGGTGCGGCAGTTACAGAGCAGGAAGCCAAGAGGCTCAAAAACTCATTGCCAGATATAGATGACTCAGCCCCTAAATTCAAGGCAAAAATGAGAGCCGCTCGAAGACGGGCTAAGATGGCTATTATCAGAGCCAACTACATGAAGGCTACAGGTGGGAACCCGCTAGCTGGCGAGATATCATTAAGCAGTATGGAGACTATCTATAATAAGCGCCGAGCTGCTCTTAGGGATAAGTATATTGGTATGCTTAATACCGGCGGGATGACTGATGCACAAAAACTTGAAGCGAAAGAGAGAATTAAGGCTCAAGTGAAAGAAGACCTCAAAAATGAATTTGGAGCGTAAATTATGAGCCTTACCATAAGCGACGACGAATGGGATGACGAACCTATCTCAGAGGCCAAAGCTGATGACATGCTTAATGCTGACCCGTGGAGCGGCCTACAAGTAAGTGAGCCAACCGCTGCTGAAAGTTTCGGTATGGGTGTTAAGGACGTTGGCCAAGGTGTTATGCAGGCGTATCTACGGGCGACTGATGCTGTTGATGAAAAAAGATACAGCAGGGAGAAGACCAGAGAGAGGGAGACTTATGAGGGAAGGCGTGGTGCTGATGCTGGGTTTGATTGGCCGAGAGCGGGTGGCCAGATTGCAGCAGGATTGCCTGCAACACTACTAACTAAAAACCCAACCACTTTCCTAGGAAGACTGCTAACCAGCGCTATTGAGGGCGGTGTTCTTGGTGGTGCGTTATTCACCAA